GTAATTGGTAAGCGTTTAGTTTATAAAGTAAAGTGTGATTGTGGATGTGAAAAATACATTTCAAGTGATACAGGTATAGCTATAAAAAATGGAAGTCCTTCATATGTGACAGACAAGTCAACAAGTTGTGGGTGTGTTAAATTTGATAGGACTAGAAAAGACTTAAAGGGTAGAAGATTTGGTAGCTTGGTTGTATTGGGATTCGACAATGAAGTTAAACACTTTTTATGTAAATGTGATTGCGGAAAAGAATTTTACGCAGACTCATGGGAACTTACCAGAGATGGGATTGACTCTTGTGAAGATTGTAGGGCGGTGGGAAAATGTTAAAAGACCTACAATGGTATAATATAGCTTGCTTATTGCGTGACTTCATCAACACTTTTAGATATACTAATGGAGATAGACCGTTTGAATATTTAGTTGATAGGAATGACATGAAAATTAAGGTCGGCTCAGGAAATACAGGAGAGTGGCCTGCAATATGGATTTTATTTGGTAGTGAAGAAGAAGTCCCAAAGCAAGATAACATAAATGGTTCAATTATCTATTTGTGGTTGGACATATATGTAAAAGCAGAAGCAGGGCCTGATATAGACTTTACTGATAATTTATACAATCAAATGTTTAGAGCAGAAAAAGAATTGGTAAAGATACTTAGATGGTTTAATGATGACTTACATAAACGAGGTATAGGTAGTAAATTAGAAATCTCACATATACTAAGTGATGGTGATGATACAGTATCAGGTAATGCATTAAATATTGCATTAAATCGTGTTGTATTGCGTATTGAGAGATACAATGCGCTAAAGAAATAAATTATAGAAAGGTGGAATTTATAGATGGCTATAACAAATAATGCTCAATCCGTTAATGGATTCGACAAAGAGCTACTTCTAATTGGTGAAGGCTATGTGGCTAGACCAGTAACACTAAATAAAGATACAATTACTGGCCTAGTAGCAGACGAAGCAGGTAGATTTATTATTCCTCAGGGCACATATCTATATGGTGCAACTGGTGAAAGCCTACTTGTAAATCCTCAGCAGAATGCAGTAGCGGTAGTACCAACAGTAACTAAATCTACTGGTACAATTAATACGATTCTAACAGTTACTTCTAAGAGAGAGGGAGCAGTTGCAGACGTAATTACTCTTGCAGTTGGTACTGATAGCACCTTTGCAGTAGCAGTTGGTGGTACAGGCCTAGCTAAGACAATTGACGTTACTCTACCAGTTGACTCTCTTGGTAATGTAACAGCTACTTATGAAGATGTAGTGAATAAGATTAATGGTGATGTTGAAGCAAACAGCTTTGATGTAGCTTCTATCGCAGCTGGTGCTGATGGTACAACTACGGCAGCAGCAGGTACCGTTACACTTGCAGGTGGCGGTGCAGAAACTGTAACAAGTGATATTGATGGTGTTCTTTATCATAGTGTAGATGTAACTCTTGGTGAGTCCAATGGTGCAATGATTATTGCAGGTTACATTGATGTTGATAAGATGCCTTCAGTTCCTGGTGCAGCAGTTAAGGCTAAATTGCCTAAGATTACATTTGCACGTAAAGACTAATCGAAGGGAGTGAAAAGTAGATGAATTTAATTGAACTAATTAGACCTCAGAATATGATTGCTTATTGGGATGATTCCAAAGCAAATCAGCAAAGATATATGGGTGACTTGCTGTTCCCTCATAAGAAGGTTGTAGGTTTAGAACTCTCTAAGGTTAGTGGTCGTGCAGGTCTGCCTGTACAGCTAAAAGCTAGTGCGTTCGATACTCAGCCAACTTACAGAGATAGAATTGGCATTGAACTCAAGAAAACCAAACTACCATTCTTCCGTGAAAGAATGAAGATTGACGAAGAAACTCGTCAGCAGATTATGGCTATTTCTAATGATGCTCTACTTGCTAATTATCTTGGTCGCATTTTTGATGATGTAGGTAACCTTCGCAGAGGTGCTAAGGCTCAGCGTGAACGTATGGCTATGGAACTTATTTCCACAGGTCATGTTAAGATTGAAGGTAATGGTGTTAAGCTAGACTACAATTATGGCATGAACAAGAATCAGTTCGTAAAACCAGCAACTTCTTGGACTGATACAGTAAATAGTAATCCTCTAAAGGATTTGAGTGATTGGGTTGATTTTGCACAGACTAAATATAACGTAAATATGGGCTATGCAATTATGACTCCAAAAACCTTTAATTTGATTAAGGCTAACGAAAATGTAATTAAGAGCATTTATCCAAACAGTGTAAATGCATCTAGCCTTTTCGTAACCACTCAGCAGGTTAAGGATGTAATCATGGCAGCTTCTGGTCTAACCGTACTTATCAATAAGGATGCTTATGCAGATGAAGTTGGCGGTGTTTCAAAGCAGTTCTTCCCTGATTATAAGATTACGCTAATCCCACAGGGTGGTGTACTTGGTAATATGGTATTTGGTACTACTCCAGAGGAAGCAGAACTTTATATCAATCCACGTACTCGTGCTTACACTAGCATTGTTGATACAGGCGTAGCGATTTATAC